CCCCTCCGTGGTGGAGGGGGATGCCGACTATGAGGTTGATTTATGCCTCACAACATCTTTTACAAGGAGAATAGATCAATGGAACAGACGCAGACTCTTCCCTTTGACAAAGGGGACTCACCGGGACTTTACAATCCTTACAGTTGGGCAGGCACTTTACGTTCAATGCCTGAACTTCCGTATGAATCAACTCTGCGCGATAAGTATAATCATTATCGCAATGAGGCGGTTCAGGTGTACCCGCTTACCCCATTCGTGGGGCAGCAGGCATTTGAGTCTAGTGAGCGACCAAGGCCTTACTACAACGAGTGCATTAATGTGAAAACCTACGGTTTCAACTACCCGTTTGGAATTTCACAGCGCGCGTATGTGGGGACAATGTGTTATCTGACCCCATATAGTAGGATTGCCTTACCATCTTCGATTTACCTCAGCTACGTACTAGCCTGGGAAACGGAGAGGGTTGCTTACGAAGAGCATGACAGCTCTTCGCGTCGAGCTTGGTGGAATATGCAGCCTCGATTCGAGGGCCGTGTTCAGCTTTTGAACTCGATTTTTGAGCTCAAAGATTTTGCTGACATAGCTAAGGTCGTCGTACGCTTTCCTTACCGGAATTGGCGTGACGGTCTTATCTCGTTGAGAAGGATAGTGCATAGAGCAGCCAAAGACAATGGCATCATACCAGATGAAGTTACTCTGGGAATGTTGCCGACGCTTTTAAAGCGCTTTGACTGGACCACCAGAGGTCTTGCAGCGCTCTACCTTACAAAAAGACTAGCAATCGATCCCACGATCGCGGATGCACTTGCGATCCATGAACAAATGGGGCGATTAGTCAAGGAAGAGCAGGAGAAGTTCCAGAAGAAGGGACTACTCCAATCTCGTTCTCATTTCAAAGAGGTCCTGTACAAGGATCACTCTGAAACCGTCGGTGGCACAAACGGCTACTGGCGGAAGCTTTTGAAGCAGAGAAAGGTGACTTTCAATGCTTCGATGGAATATACGTATGATTACAAAATGCGCAATCCCATCAAGGCTTTTACGAGATACTGGGGACTTGACCTCAACTCACACGTAGTTTGGAATGGACTCAAACTATCGTGGCTGGTCGATTACATCTGTACGATCAGTGATTCCATTGACACCATGAATCGCGATCCAAACGTCGATCTGCTCCCGCTTCAATACTGCGAGAGTATACTCAGCGAAGCTAAAGCTGGGTATTACACGACGGGCGATTCGAGAGCGTTTTGGCATTGCGTGAACGGGATAATGGTCCCCGGATCGCAAGCTGACGTAGCCTTGTCAGGCTACGAGTTCTCCTCCTACAAGCGCAGCGTGGTCGAGCCGAACCGAGGTTCGTCTCTTCCGCAACTCAAGTGGCCAAGTACAGGCCAGTTGAAAGTTGTTGCTGCGTTATTGCGATGTTGGATTTAAAGGCAACTCTGGCAACCATTCCCTTCGGGGCGTACCCCACAGCGTACGAAAACCGCTGTATATCTTTCATATAAAGGAAATCCAAAAATGGGACTCTTTACTAACCCTGTCACCCTCACGGATGGCACCGACAATCGCATTTTCGCACAACGTTCCACACTCCAGGGTTTGAAACCTGGTATGTTTGGTGGTGATTACATTGAGACAGCTGCTGAAATCGCAGCTAAATCTTTGCTCACCGTTAAAACGGACATGCGAACGGCTATCATTCGTAATCTGCTTCAGCGTACGCACAAAGTGCATCCCGCTGCAGATACGGAAACTGACGACCTGTATGCCATCACTTGGAACATTACTTGTGTGGCACACGAATTGTTCAGTGCAGCCGAGCTTCAGCTGGAGTACAACATTCTGGCTGATGCTATGCAGGAAGCGAATGTCATCAAGTCTCTCCGGTCAGGCCAATCTTAATAGGCCCTATGGAGGTGCTCGATGTCCAAACTCTTCCGTGTTGCTACAGTACCGTTTGAGATTATCATAACGGCACTGACCGCGCTGGCACGTCTTATCTACGAGATTGTGTCGAAGCGAAAATAAACCTCAACGTCATCCAATCTCCTGACATGGGGGGTTGCGAGTCCTTCTTTCGGTTGGAGGCATAGGAACATGAAAGTTAATTCCGAGCCTGAAAAGCCAAAGAAGCCGAGGCATTCGTCTCGCACGTCAGACGAGTCCGCAAAACTCAAGGAGTTTCTGAGCGGTACTGGAGATGTTCTCCGGTATCTCGAAGCAATTCTTTCTGACGCTTATGACGTTCTACCATCATATCGACTAGCTGACTACAATCGTGACCAAGCAACATTGCGTCGCAGATTTAGCCACGAAGGACTGAGTTTTGTAACTCAGACACTTCCCAATCTCTTCACCGATTTTCTTCGGTATCTAGAGACTGGTAAACCATCTTACCCTTCATTTAAACTGGTGAAGAGCGGAAAGCACCCCGTATTCCTACGGCAGCTATTCGCTATGGTTTGTGAGTGTCAATGTGATGATGCTTGTACGCAATCGATGCAGTGTATTTATCAACTGTGTCACGCCTTCAAGAAATTTCGAGGGCCGTACAAGACGAGTACACTCCAGAAGCAGCTGTGGAGTTTCGTCGAGGACGATGTGTCACTGCGATACATCGACTACTTTTCGGACCCGTTGTATCCGATCCTGCTGGAGGCGAGGTCTTACGTCAAAGAAATTATCGGGGACATGTCCCCGGAATTTGACGTTGACCTTTTTGTGCCTGTACCAGGCCCGGGCGCGACTAACACGCCGAGGCGAAAGAATGTGCGATACCGGCCGCATGTTCTGTACGACCAATTGGACGAGGTTTTCCCTTATTATGAGTGGTATTTTTCACACCCATGGGACCTCGTAACGGATCCTAAGCTTTATCAAAGCTTAAGGCGCGTTTGCGCGCCATCTTCTCGGTTCAAATTTGTTCCAAAGACTTATGGAAAACCGAGGGGAATATGCATAGAGGAATTGGAAACACAACACTTGCAGCAAGCGCTTAAACGCGCATTGTACGATCGCTTGGAATCACATCCTCTTACAAAGGGATTTGTGAATTTTACCGAGCAATCTATTAACCGCAAGTTGGCACTGGAAGCATCCGGCACTAAGGGGTTTGCTACCCTTGACATGTCGGCGGCTTCAGACAGGGTGTCTAGAACTCTCGTGAGATATCTTTTCCACGATTGTCCGGACATGTTGGATGCGTTGATGGCAACATCCACGCGTACCATTAGCCTGCCCGAAGGGATGATCGAATTTCCCACTGATTTACCTTGTGAGAA